CTTGCAGAATTATTACCAGATGATGTATCAGATCCATTAGGAAGTAAAATGTATGAAAACTACATGGATTATAAACAATCAAGAAAAGATTGGGAAAGAACTTATACTCAAGGATTAGAACTTTTAGGTTTTAATTATGAGGATAGAACAGAACCATTTAAAGGAGCTAGTGGTGCAACGCACCCAGTACTCGCTGAAGCGGTAACTCAGTTTCAAGCATTAGCTTACAAAGAATTATTACCAGCAGGTGGTCCAGTTAGAACACAAATAATTGGAATGCCAACACCTGACAAAGAAGCTCAGTCTATGAGAGTAAAAGAATTTATGAATTATCAAATTATGTCTGAGATGCCAGAATACGAAGCAGAGTTTGATCAAATGTTATTTTATTTACCTCTTGCAGGTTCAGCATTTAAAAAAGTTTATTATGATGAAATTATGCAAAGAGCAGTATCAAAGTTTGTACCTGCAGATGATATTGTTGTGCCTTATACTGCAACATCATTAGATGATTGCGAATCTGTAATACACAGAGTGCGTATGACAGAAAACGAATTACGAAAACAACAAGTAGGTGGATTCTATAGAGACATAGAAATTAATCCTGCATACATGGATGAGTCTGTTTCTGAAAAAGCAGAAAGAGAATTAGATGGAACAGCAAGAGGACGTGATCAAAGAATGTATACACTTTTAGAATGTCACGTTAATATAGACCTTGAAGGTTTTGAAGATATTGGTGTTGATGAATCACCAACAGGAATTAAACTCCCATACATTGTAACTGTAGAAGAAGGTACAAGAAAAGTATTATCGATTAGAAGAAACTACGAAGCAAATGATGGAATGAAAAATAAAATTAATTATTTTGTACACTTTAAATTTTTACCAGGACTAGGTTTTTATGGTTTTGGTTTAACTCACATGATCGGTGGATTATCACGAACAGCAACTGCAGCTCTTAGACAATTATTAGATGCAGGAACCTTGTCAAACTTACCAGCAGGATTTAAAATGCGTGGAATTAAAATGAGAGACGAAGCGCAATCTATACAGCCAGGAGAATTTAGAGATGTCGATGCACCAGGTGGAAACTTGAAAGATGCATTCATGCCTTTACCGTTTAAAGAACCATCTCAAACTTTATTACAACTTATGGGTGTCGTGGTAGATGCAGGACAAAGATTCGCTTCAATAGCGGACCTGCAAGTAGGAGACGGGAATCAACAAGCAGCAGTGGGCACGACAGTAGCTATGTTGGAAAGAGGGTCAAGAGTAATGTCTGCAATTCACAAGCGAATGTATGCTGCAATGAAAAAAGAATTTAAAATTCTTGCTAGACTTTTAAAAACATATTTACCACCTGTATATCCTTACGAGGTTATTGGTGGACAAAATCAAATCAAACAAATGGATTTTGATGACAGAATAGATATTTTACCGGTAGCAGATCCTAATATATTTTCTCAAACACAAAGAATATCTTTAGCTCAAACAGAAATGCAACTGGCTGCCTCGAACCCTCAAATACATAATCAATACGAAGTGTATCGAAACATGTATGAAGCATTAGGTGTAAAAGATATTGATTTAATTTTAAAAAAACCACAAAAACCAACTCCAAAAGATCCATCACTAGAACATATTGATGCTTTAGGCGGAAAACCTTTTCAAGCATTTCCAGGTCAAGACCATAGAGCACATATGACGGCGCATTTAAACTTTTTAGCAACTAATTTAGCTAGAAATGCACCAATAGTAAGTGCTGCAGTACAAAAAAACTGTTTAGAACACATTTCTTTAATGGGACAAGAGCAAATTGAGTTGGAATTTAGAGAAGAATTAATGGAATTAGCAAAAATGCAACAAATGATGCAACAAAATCCACAAATTCAACAACAAATGGTACCTTTACAACAAAAAATTGAAGCAAGAAAAGCTATTTTAATTGCTGACATGATGGAAGACTTCATGAAGGAAGAAAAAGCAATTACTTCACAGTTTGATAACGATCCAATTGCTAAATTAAGAGCAAGAGAGCTAGATATTAGAGCACAAGACAATGAACAAAAAAGACAAGAAGCAGAAGAGCGATTAAATCTTGAAAAAATGAAAGCTATGATGAATCAAAGCTTACAATCTGAAAAAATGGACCAAAACGAAGAGTTAGCAGAACCTAGATCTGAAACTTCTATAGAAAAACAAGAAATAGCTAATGAAGCAAGAGAAAGATTAGCTATGATGAAACCTAGGAGGAATTAATATGATTGATAAACGCGAAAAAGCTCTTTTAAAAAAACATAAAAAACATCATAGTGCTAAACATATGTCTCAAATGAAAAAAGACATGAAAAAAAGTATGACTTTTAAAAAATCGCACATCAAAGCTATAAGAAAGGTAGGTGCATAATGTGGTTAGGAGCAATTAAATTAGCGTTAAACGCTGGAACACACATTTATAAGAAAAAACAAGAAACAAAAATGAAAATGGCGGATGCACAGCACATGCACGCATCTCGTATGGCTGAAGGAAAAGAAGCTTACCAGGGAAAACTTTTAGAAGCCCGTCAGTCAGATTGGAAGGACGAGGCGGTTTTGATAATTCTCTCGGCGCCAATCGCGATTTTGGCCTGGGCGACTGTAAGCGACGATCCATCAGCTATGGAGAAAGTGAACGTGTTCTTCGAACACTTTGCGGCACTCCCAAGTTGGTTTACTAATTTATGGATACTTGTAGTAGCATCTATTTATGGTATAAAGGGAACACAAATATTCCGTGGAGGAATGAACAAGGAGAAAAAATAATGAAAAAAAATAAAAACAAAAAATCATCTTTTCCAGATTTATCTGGTGATGGCAAAACTACTTTTAAAGATGTTTTAATAGGTAGAGGAGTCAAACTTAATATGGGTGGAATGGCAAAAGACAAAAGATCATCTTTCATGGGTGGTGGTATCGCGTATGCAGGTGGCGGAAAAGCAATGAAGAGAGGAAAAGTATAATGCCAGGAAAAGAAATTAAAGGTAGAAGTAAAAGAGCAAATTACCGTGATGGTGGCAGAGTAAAAAGAGCTGGTGGTGGACCGGGTCTTTATGCAAACATCGCAGCTAAAAAAGCTAGAATCAAAGCTGGTTCAGGTGAGACGATGAAAACAGCTGGAGCTAAAGGAGCTCCTACTAAAGCTAATTTTACAAGAGCAAAACAAACAGCTAAAGCATAATGGCTAAACTTTGTCCTAAAGGAAAAGCAGCAGCAAAAAGAAAGTTTAAGGTTTATCCTTCAGCTTATGCAAACATGTATGCATCAGGAGTATGTTCAGGTAAAATTACACCTGGTGGAAAAAAAAATAGAAAAAAAGCATCTGATGGTGGTTTAATGACAATGGACAACTACTACAGAGATTTAATGTAATGGCTGAAAAAGGTTTAAGATCTTGGGTCAAAGAAAATTGGGTTGATATTGCAAATAAAAAATCCGATGGCTCATATCCTAAATGTGGAAGAAGCGGCGGAGAAAAAAGAAAGAATTATCCTAAATGTGTACCAATTGCAAAAGCAAGAGGAATGAGTAAAGGTCAAAAAAGATCTGCTGTTGCAAGAAAACAAAAAGCATCTAACACTGGACCTAAACCATCAAATGTTAGAACACTAGCAAGTAGAGGTGGTTATATAGGTTCGTATATATCTGGAGATTTAGGTGGAGTAAAAGTTAGTAATCCAAGTTTAAAAAAATATTACAAAGGAATGGTGTAATGGTTGAAAACCCTATAAGAAAAACTACCACTAAAGGTGGTAATTATAGACCAACAAAATCCGGAGCTGGAATGACAGCAAAAGGTGTAAGAGCTTACAGGGCAGCAAACCCTGGAAGTAAACTAAAAACAGCCGTGACAGGAAAAGTGAAACCTGGATCAAAAGCTGCTAATCGTAGGAAATCATACTGCGCTAGATCACTAGGACAATTAAAAAGGTCATCAGCAAAAACTAGAAACGATCCTAATTCACGTATCCGTCAGGCAAGAAGAAGATGGAAATGTTAATATGATGGACCCCTTAGTAGTTGTATCTCAGATACAAAAAATAATGCGAGATAGTTTACAAAGAGTTGGTGATACCATGATTAGTGGTGGTGTTGACAATATGGAAAAATACCAGTATATGTTAGGACAAGCAAGAACATATCAATATCTATTACAGGAAATCTCTAACCTGCTAGAAGAAAAGGAGCGAAAAGATGAGCAAGGAAACGTTATCGACATCGGAAAAGGAAGTTCCAAAACATAGGAACGCACTTTCTGAAAAATATAAGATCGAACTTAAAGGTGAACAAGAACCTTTAAATCCAGACAATATACAAAAACAAAAAGAACAGTTACCCAATCCTAGTGGTTGGAGAATTTTAGTTTTACCTTTTACACCAAAAGAAAAAACTAAAGGTGGAATAATAATTGCACAAGAATCATTAGAAAAATTACGTATTGCTACAAACTGTGGGTACGTTTTAAAAGTTGGACCTTTAGCATATTATGATAAAGAAAAATTTCCAACAGGTGCTTGGTGTAAAAAAGGTGATTGGGTTATCTTTGCAAGATATGCTGGATCACGATTACCAATAGAAGGCGGAGAAGTCCGTTTGTTAAACGACGACGAAGTTTTAGGAACTATAAAAGATCCTGAAGCAGTGTTGCATAATATATAACATAGAAGGAGATAACTATGCCAGACATAGAGGAAAATAAACAAGATCTAGTTGACATTGATACATCAGGTCCTGATGTAGATGTTGAACTAGCCGAACCAAAAGAAACGAAAGTAGAGGTTGAAAATGTTAAAGACGATAATAAATCCGATGACACACCTGAGAAACTTGATGTCAAGCCTAATGTTCAAGATGACAAGGACAGCAAAGAACAAGTTAAAAAGGAACCGAAAAAAGAAGAGGAACTAGAAGAATATAGTGAAGGCGTTCAAAAAAGAATTGCTAAACTAACTAAAAAATGGCGTGAAGCAGAAAGACAAAGAGAAGCTGCTTTAGAATTTGCTAAAGGTGGTCAAGTTGAATTAGATCAATTAAAAGCAAAAGTTTCTAAATTAGAACCTGGTTACGTAAATGCCATGGAAGGTAAATTAAAAACTGGATTGGAAGCAGTTAAAGCACAATTATTAAGAGCAAGAGAAGCTGGAGATATTAATGCTGAAGTTGAAGCGCAAAAAGAAATATCTAGAATTGGTGTTGAAGAATCTAAAGTTAATGCTTTAAAAAACAGATACCAACAACAAGCTGATGCAAAACCAGTTGCATCAAGATCATTAGATCAAGCTATCCAGACACCACCTTCTGATCCAAAAGCAGAAGCATGGGCGGATAAAAATGAATGGTTTGGTAAGGATAATGCTATGACTTACACAGCATTTGACTTACATGAGAAGTTAACTAAACAAGAAGGTTTCGACCCACATTCTGACGAATATTATTCTGAGATAGACAAGCGAATGAGACTTGACTTTCCAAATAAATTTGATAGAAAAGGATTATCGGAAGGAACGACCAAACCGACACAAACAGTAGCGTCAGCAACGCGAAGTGTCAAACCTGGTCGCAACACTGTGAGACTCACTTCATCGCAGGTAGCAATTGCTAAAAAATTAGGAGTGCCATTAGAAGAGTATGCGAAACAACTTAAAATCACGAAGGGAGAAACAAGCATATGAGTACAGATAAAATAAAAACTTCCCGTGCGAGTCAAACTAGAGTTAAGACAGCTAAAAAAACAGTTTGGACTCCACCATCATCTTTAGATGCACCCCCTGCACCAGATGGGTACCATCATAGATGGATAAGAGCCGAGTCAATGGGTTTTGACGATACAAAAAACATGTCCGGCAAACTTAGATCAGGTTATGAGTTAGTAAGAGCTGACCAATATCCAGATGTAGACTATCCAGCTATTAACGATGGAAAATACAAGGGAGTGATCGGAGTTGGCGGCCTATTGCTGGCTAGGATATCTTTAGAGTTAGTTAAATCGCGTGAGGAATATTTTAATAACCTTACAAAAGCAAAAGACGAAGCGATTGATAACGACCTCTTGAAGGAACAGCACCCAGGTATGCCTATCGATGTAGATAGACAGACTCGTGTAACCTTCGGTGGTACAAAAAAGAACTAATAATTTTTTAGTAATTTTTGCCAACGAAATATATAAACCGTGACTGGAGGTCCGCAAGGACAGGTCACAAATGGAGAAAATAATATGGCAAACCAAGACGCAGCTTTCGGATTAAAACCCCTAGGCAAAATTGGACAGTCAGCAGATAATAACGCAGCCACTGAATATGAAGTAGCAGCATGTGCATCAGCTTTTGCGCAAAACGATCTTATGATCGCTTTGACAGCAGGAACTGTTGGCATCGGTGCGGTTACTAATAACGGAGTTCTTTTGGGCTCTTGTCAAGGTGTGTTTTTCACTGACTCTTCAACAAGTAAACCAACCTTTGCTAATCACCTAGTTGCTTCAAACGCAGCTACTGATATCAAAGCTTTTATAACTGACGATCCATTTCAAGTTTATGAAGTACAATCGGATGCATCAGGCGCAACTCAACAATTAGACGTTTTCGCAAACGCTGATGTTGCTGTTGGCGCAGGTGTTACACCGCATTTTGTTTCTAAAACTGAAATAACGGATACTCAATCAACAACAACAGCCAACTTGCGAATCATCGGAGTTTCTGACGATCCTGACAATAGCGATTTAGCATCTGCTAATTGCAATTTCAAAGTCTTGATCAACGAACATTTCTACATGACAGCAACTGGCGTATAATAGCAGAATAGGAGAATAAAAAATGGCTATATCAAGAGGACAACTAGTTAAAGAACTAGAGCCAGGTTTGAATGCACTATTCGGCTTGGAATACAACAACTATGCTAATGAGCATGCGGAAATTTTCGACACTGAAAACAGTGACAGAGCTTTTGAAGAAGAAGTAATGTTATCTGGTTTCGCGAATGCACCAATCAAAGCTGAAGGAACTTCAGTTTCATTTGATAATGCACAAGAAACTTTCACGGCTCGTTACACACATGAAACACTTGCTTTGGCATTTGCGATTACTGAAGAAGCTATCGAAGATAATCTTTACGATAGACTTGCTTCAAGATACACAAAAGCTTTAGCGAGATCAATGGCTAACACTAAACAAGTGAAAGCTGCTAATGTGTTAAACAACGCTTTTGCGACTGCAAACGGTGGAGATGGAAAAGCACTATGTGCTACAGATCACCCTATCGCTGCAGGAACAGACAGAAATGAATTGTCTACTGCGGCGGATCTTAACGAAACTTCATTGGAGCAATCTTTAATAGATATCGCTGCAATGACTGACGAAAGAGGTCTTAAAATTGCGTCTCAAGGAGTGAAAATGATCGTTCCTTCTGCACTTCAATTTACTGCAGAAAGATTAATGAAATCTTCTGGAAGAACTGGAACAGCTGATAATGATATCAATGCAGTTGTATCTAAAGGAATGGTTCCACAAGGATATGTGGTTAACCATTACTTAACAGATACAGATGCGCTCTTTATCACCCC